AAAGACTGGGGCGGTTCGCCGCCCCTTTCTTACCTCTTGGAGAACGCTCATGGCCGCTGGTGACACTTCGCTTTCAATATGTTCGGACGCTCTAATATTGTTAGGTGCCGCACCAATCTCTTCATTCACAGAAGGATCTGATGCAGCTCAAGCGTGTGATCGTCTTTACCCAGATGTGCGCGATACGCTGTTATCAAATTATCTGTGGAGCTGGAGCGTTAGGAAAGAGCAGCTTGGTCGTTTATCTTTTAGCCCAATAGATGAATGGAAGTATGCTTATCAGCTTCCAGGCGATATGCTGTCTGGCGTTATTGCTCTATTCCAAAGCTCTGGTACAGGCCAATCTCCCGTTAGATATGGTTGGGAGATATATGGCGATCAGATCTATACCAACTTCGAGCAGGTTTTTATTGATTACCAGGCTTCCATAGCAGAAAGCAAAATGCCGAATTACTTTGTGCGCTTGCTTCGTACTGCATTGGCCTCAGAGATTGCGTTTGTAATTACAGACCAAATATCAAAAGCAGATTATTTCCGCGCTTTAACTTATGGCTCACCGTCTGATTCAGGTCGTGGTGGTCTAATGCGCGAAGCAATGAACGTTGATAGCCGTGGCAAACCGCCACAAGTTATCGAGGACTATTCGTTAATTGATGTGAGATACTAAAATGCGGATTATACAGTTCCAAACCAATTTCTCGGTTGGTGAGCTTGATCCGCTTATTCGCGCTCGTACTGATTTACAGCAGTATCAGAACGCTCTTGAAGAGGCGACTAACATAATCATTCAGCCCCAGGGTGGCTTTAAGCGCCGTGATGGGCTTCAGTTTATTCATGACTTTGGGGCTACGTTTACTGACTTCAAAGTTATTCCCTTTGAGTATAGCGTCGATGATAGTTACCTTTTAGTTTTTGTTAATCAACGGATTTATATATTCAAGGCTGGTGTTCTTCAAACCAACATCAACGGTTCTGGCAATAATTATCTTGCGGCCACGGCAATCACGACTGCAATGCTGGACGAGATTAATTACACGCAAGCTGTTGATACGCTCATTCTTTGCCATGAGGATCTGCAAACTAAACGCCTGGTGAGAAATGCCGATACAAATTGGACGCTAGAAAACCTGCCGTTAAAAAATCTTCCGCTATATCCTTATGCCTTTGATGTGCATCAACCTACCTTTACAATTACGCCCAGCGCAACAACGGGCAATATTACTATTACGGCTTCTTCAACAACAACTGACACAGGCACAGCTCAAGGTGGTGGGGCTAATACAATTACTCTGAAGGCTGCAACGTCTTATTCAACGGACGATCAGCCAAATGGTATGTTTATCACTTTAACCTCTGGCACTGGATCTGGTCAGGAACGACATATTGAGGATTATGTTGCATCATCTAAAGTACTTACGGTTTATCCTGCTTGGGATACCGCGCCAGATGCCACAACTGGTTATAAGGTTGAGCCGTTTGCTGCGGCTGCGGTTGGCGAATATGCTCAAGTTCTCAGCACTTTTGGCCGCGCTCGGTATGTAGAGTTTGTTTCGTCCACAGAAATGAAGGCTGTAACTGAAGTTTCATTCTTTGATACTGCTGCAATTACTGCCGGTAATTGGGAAAGCGAGCATGGCTATGAGGATGTTTGGTCAACAACTCGCGGATGGCCTAAGTCTGCTGCATTCCATGAAGGCCGGTTATACTTTGGTGGATCTAAATCTCGGCCCAATACGATCTGGGGTTCTGGCGTTATCAACTACTTTGATTTCAATCCTGGCACTGGCCTAGATGACGAAGCTGTTGAGGCAACAATAAATACAAATCAGCTTAACACGGTCGTAAATCTGTTCTCTGGAAATGACTTTAGAATATTTACGACCGGCGGTGAGTTTGTTGTACTGCAAACTGGTGACAATCCAATTACTCCTGCATCATTCTTTATTCGGCCACAAACTAGACTTGGTTCTAAAGCCGGTGTTCCGATTGAGGATCTGAATGGTGCATCTGTATTTATTCAGCGCCAGGGTAAATCTATCAATGCATTCCAATATGGTGATACAACTGCATCGTATCAGGTTCAGAATATATCTGCTCTCAGCTCTCACTTGTTAAAGAATCCGGTTGATATGGCTGCGCGTCGAGCGGCCTCAACGGACGAGTCAGATCGTTTGTTTATCGTTAATGGCACTGATGGCTCAATGGCTGTCTATTCTATTCTTGTCGGTCAGAATGTTATTGCGCCAAGTCGGTTTGCAACTGATGGCTCGTTCATTGCTGTTGGTGTTGAGCTTGCAGATGTTTACGTCATTGTGAAGCGCAACATAAACGGCACGAATAATTACATGCTAGAGAAGTTCAACCCAGATTTAACACTGGATAGTGCTAAGTCTGGCGGAGCAGCCACCTCAGTGAACATGTCGCAGCTTCAGGCAAAGAGTGTTGCTGTTGTTCGTGATGGCGTTATAGAGCCATCTCAGACGGTGCCAGCGTCACCGTACACAATTACCTTTGCGTCAGCAGCAACATCAAGTTACCAGGTTGGTTTGGATTACACGGTTACAGCTCGCACAATGCCAGCGGAGCCGGTGCTATCCTCTGGATCTGTTCAAGGATTTAAGAAACGTATTATTCAAGTTGATGCGATTGTTAATAACACAAAGGATATGACGATCAACGGTAAGCAAGTTCCATTCAGGAATTTTGGCGTGGATGTTTTGGATTCAGCGATTCAACCGTTCACCGGAATAAAAACAGCCCATGGTTTGCTGGGTTATAGTGGCACTGGGCAAATAACAATAAGCCAATCTGTGCCGTTGGAAATGACCGTTCTTGGTCTTGAATATCGTTTAAGCGTGGGGAATTGATATGGCTGCTATAGGCGCAATGATGGCAACTGGTGGCGCTCAAATGGCAATGGGTGCTTTTTCGGCAATGGGGCAACTGGCCGCTGGTTCTGCTCAAAAAAGACAATACGCACAGCAAGCCAGGCAAGCTGAAATTCAAGGCAGATCTCAGGCCATTGCATACAAGCAAAAGGGCGCTGATGCTTTACGCAATTTAAATGAGACATTAGCCGCGATTATATCTCGCGGTGCTGCCGGTGGCATTGATCCTACATCTGGATCTGCTGCAACGCTGCAACAATATGCAATGGGCGAAGGTGTTAGGGAATTTAATATTGCGGCAGACAATGCAGTCATGGCGCTTGGTCAAGCAAGCACTCAAGCCGGTATTTATCAATCTGCTGGTAAAGCTGCACAATTAAGTTCTTTTGTTTCGGCTGCGGGTACTCTCGGTCAAAGCGCATATAGATACGGGCAATTACAGTAGGTTTATAAATGGCTATTCTTCCAAGATACCAGCGAATTGGTTTAAAGACCCGCCAGCCTCAACAGATGGATTTTGCTGCTGCGCGTGAGCAAGCCAAGCTGGGACAGAACATTTCTCAGCAACTTGATCGTATGTCGGACTTTGCGTTTAAAAAAGGCGCAGACCAAGCTGAACTGCGTGGTCAAGAACGTGTGCGTGAAGAAGGGGCATTACCTACCCTTGAGGCATTACAGCAAGCCGGTGGTCCTACTACAATCGCAGAACGTGCTGCATCTGACGCCGCCAATAGAATTGCCGTTGTAGAAGTCGAAAGCCTGGCGAAGCAGGATATGCAAAATCTTGTTCGTGAAGCAGATAAGAACAATATGTCGATGACTGCCTTTGAAGGTTCTATGGCAGATATTCGTGATGGTTATGCAGCTTCATTAGATGTGGTTGATCCTGTTGCTGCTGGTGTTTTAGCAGCGCGTCTTTCCAATAGCTCTATGACTTATCAGGGCCGGTATGCCGATATTGCTTCAAGAAAAGCTGTTGCTGCTGCGGCGGCTAGAGTATCAGAAATTGTTAGTGTTGATTCCCAAGTCATACTTGATAGTGCAACGGTTCCTGGCGCGACTAGAGAAAGCCTTGAATTGGCTGGGCAGAAATTGCTTGAAGATCAGCTTACTCTTGGCGTTAAAGAGAAAAATGCTCGTAAGGTTGTTGATTCAGTATTGCAGCAAGCCATTCGTCAAAACAGATTATACCTCTTTGATAATGCTGCTGACGTTGAGCAGAAACAAAAATTGCTTAATGAGTATGCAGAGAATCCGTTGCCTGGATATACATATGAGCAAAATAGATCTTTTACAGGCTCTCTGGAAAGCAACTTAAATGCTGAAGTTAGAAAAGCTCAAGGCTCTGCACTAGATGATCTTAATAATGCGATGGTTGTTTTAGGTGCTACTGGTAGCCCTCCTCCAGGTTATGAATTTGATTATGAAAAGATCTTTGGAATATTTCCAGAAGATCAGGCTGTTCTTTATGAGGACGCTTGGCTTGATGCTAATGACGATGTTTTAAATCGCGGCGCATTGGCGGATATGCCACCCAGTCGTGCTGTTGAAATATCTGAAGGTCTTGCGGCTGAAATTGCTACTTCTGAAGATCCATCTAAAGCAATAAAGAGATTAGCTGATTGGAATGAATCTGTTGCTAATAGAAATGATGCTTTAGACAAAGATGCTGCTTTATTTGTTGCACAGACTAATGAGGGCGTGGGTGGTGCTTTTGAAGCCATTCAAGAAACTATTGCGGCAGGAAATATAGATCTAGCATCTAAGATGCTTTTAAATGTTCGTGAAATACTACTTGTTGATTATGATATTCTGCAAGTTCCGACTAGCAAACAAAATATCATGCCTAAGCAATTTGCTGGTCAAATGGTTAATGTCATTCAAAGCATTGAGACAGACGTTGCTTCTGAAACATTTAATCTAATTAGAAATCGCCTGGAGGATTATGCGCCACAGTTTATTCAGGAACTTCGCGCCCAAGGCCTTCGCCCTGAATATGTCCAGGCAATGTACTCAACTAATGCTGCCGTTCAAAAAGAACTATTAGATATTTCTGGCCGTGACATTAAAGAGATAAAAGTTGGTCTTGAAAGCACTGTTCCCAATGACACCAAAACTGCATTGAATTTGCTTTTAGAGGATTATCGTCAAGGATACTTGGCTGGTGGTGGATCTGCTGCTGAGGCAGTATTTAATGAGCAATATGCTGTTATGGAAAAACTCGCTCTTACAAGAATTAAAGAGCAGGGTCTTGATCCATCTACGGCTGCTGAAGGCGTGGTCCAAGATATTGTTGCTGAGTTTGACCAGGTGGTTCTCAGCAAACAGGGCAAATATGTAGTTCCAATGGAGTTCAATGTTCAAACTATTGAGGATAATGCTTCAATGTTTTTGAATGAAAAGGTTTTGAACCGACTAGATATAGCGCCATTAGATTCTGCTCAATACCCTGGCTTTGTTGATGAGCCGGTAACTATTGCGTCTTTAGCGTCAACTGGAATATGGTTAAACAATAGCACTGGCGATGGTCTGACGCTGCATTTCAATGTTAATGGTGTTGAGCTTCCTGTTCTTACAAGTGTTGGCTCTGAGTATGAAGTTAAGTTCTCGGAAATGTCCCGCATATTAAGTGAGACTCAAGAAGCTATTCGTTCTGAATTGCTGGTTGTTGAACCTGATATTATTGAAAGAGCTGTTTCTGGTGCAGCGGCATTGGCTATGGGATCTCGTGAGGCGCGCAGCCAATTGGAAGGGTTAGAAACTGAATTAACCAACGTGGAATTAAACGACCCAACGTATCAATATGTTAAAGATTACATTGGTAGCGTAAGTTCAGCCCAAGCACTCAGCTTTAAACTTCAAGAAGTTGTTGATCGTGGATTTAAAAAAGATCCAACCAAATCTGTGTGGGAGAATCTCAAAGCGCAACTAATACAAACTTACGAACGTAAATAAGAAAGAAGGCCACAAGTAATGCAGCCAAGACCGCTCATAACAGATAATCGCATTCTGCGCTTAACATCTGCTGATGATCTGCGAGTTTCTTTAGGTCGTGCTGTAACTGAAATGGCTGCAACGCCAATGACCGGCGCATTGATTAGTCGTTCATTTAAGCAAGCTCAGGCTGCATCTAGGGCTTTAACTGAAACTCAGCGTGAAGAATTTGCTCAGGCAGAAAGAGAACGCCGTAGTCGGCAATCTGCCATTGAGTATAATCTGGATAATGAAACAGATCCTAGCAAACGTGAAAACCTTCTCTCTCAGCTCGATGGAATATATCAGGAAAAAGACACGCAGAAAGATGCGATCTTTCAGCAAGCCATTGATGAGGGCCGCTTGCAAACGCCAGAGGCTTTAACTGAAAAGTATGGCGATCTTCTTGAGTTCGATGAGATGATGACAGACGAAGAAGCTCGTCTTTTGTATCAAGGGAAAAAAGAAGAAGTTATCCGCAACGCTATTATATCCAGAAGCCCAACAGGGTTTGTTGCTGGTGCTGCTAAGTTTGGTGGCGGTATGTTGGCAATGGCTACTGATCCGGTCGAAGTGGCGACGATGTTTATTCCCTTTGTCGGACAGGCAGGGAAAGCTGCATCTGTAGCAAGGTTTGGTCGTATTGGTGGTAGGGCAAGAGTAGGTGCTATTGAGGGTACTGCTGGCGCGTTGCTTACTGAGCCGCTGTATTATGGCCTATCCAAAGATCAGCAGCTTGATTACACAATGAGTGAGGCGCTGCTTAATGTTGGCGCTGGTTTTTTTCTAGGCGGCGGCATTGGCACAGTGGCCGGTATGCTGACCCGAACAGATGTAGACGCTGCTGCTATTATAAATTCTGTTGAGGTAGACGCTGCTGTTCGTACTGACCTGGAGGCTGTAGAGCTTCCTCCGCGTATAAGTGAGGCTGAGGCTTTTGCCAGGGCTGATCGTGTGATTAAGCAAACCCGTGATATGTATGCTCCCACTGGTGGCCGCGTTACATATGAGACAGCTATACGCCAACTTGTAACAGATCAGGGCGTTAATGTTTCTATGGTGCTTCCGCGTACTGTAAAGCGTCCTCAAACTCTGAGTGAGTTCATTCGTGATCGTGGCGGCATAAACGATCAAGACGCCACATTCAGGGGCGAGTTAAGCAATCTCGGCATTGAGGGTCGGGCTGGCTATATCAACAATAAGAACAATATGGTCAACGGCATTAGCAATAGGACCACAGAGACCAATCTTGATGATATGGCTGAGATGGCATTTGAAGATGGCTATATCCCAGAGCGTGATACGAATTTATTGGTTGATGCTTTATCTGAAGAAGGCCGTGGTAACTTTACATTTGCCCAAAGAGACATGAACCAAGCTGAAATGTGGCGTCAATTCAGTGCGGCTAAAAATGATCTTGAGGCTGAAATAAGTCAGCGTGATGGTATTCGTTCTGAGCTTGAAGGCAAGAATATTAAAGATCTTAGCGATGATGAAATAGCTCTTATTTCTGAAAGAATGGCTCGGACCGGTGATGAGGCAGAGGACGCCTGGCTGCAATCCTCAATAGCTGCTGATGAAGTTCGTGCTGAAATGTCGGCGCGTCATGGTCTGGATATAGAGAACGATCCGTTAGCTGACTTTGATGCTGCTGCCAGGTTTGATACTGTTGGCGATGATATAGAGATGGACGATACGATATTGCGTGAGGAAGCAATCATTGCTCAAATGCGTGAGGATGGCGATTTGACACCAGATCAAATTAAAGAGCTGGATGAAATAAAAGAAATAGATGCAGCAGCCCAGGCTTATATAGAAGTTACTGAAGCGGCAACCGTTTGCATGGCGAGGGCATAATGGCAGATTGTTTAAAGGTTGTTGATACAGCAAATAAGGGTCGTCTTAGTGATGACCAGCTAGAAGAAATTCTAGCAGAATTGCAGGCAGAAAAGAAAACTCGTAAAGTCTCTGGTGCTTTAGAGAACATTGAGTCTGCTATTTTTGATCGTGGTTTACTCATTGCTAAAGAAGCTGAAATTGCCAAGAAGATTGAAAAGCGCAATCGGTATATGAATATACTTAAAGAGCAAAAGTTGATGGCTCTTGTGCAGCGTGCTGATGAAATGACCGGTGATCCATCTCTCGGCCTGGAGGCTGCGCTTGTCGGTGTTAATGCTCCATTTGAAGGTGCATCACGTTCTGTTGATTCCATAACCGGCGCATTGGTTAATTCATATGCTGGCGGTATGATCGCGGATCTTCGCAAAGGTGGATTGCTTGCGAAGTTCAACAATATGAAAGGCGACTTTGAGCGCCAGGTTGCCAATGTTCTGGGTGACTTAAACCTTAAGACACCTGTTGGTGTTGCTGAGGCATCGGCTGATGCTAAGGCGCTTGGAAAGATATTATTCAAATATCAACGTGCGGCAATTCAAAGAGAAAACCAAGCTGGCTCTTATATTCGTTTGAAAGAGGGCCGTGTTGTTAGGGCAAGCCACGATCAACGTAGGATGGTTAAGGCTGGTCCTGATGCCTGGAAGAATTACATTCGTGACAAACTAGATTATTCAAAAATGGGGATTGCGCCTGAGCGCGTAGAAGGTTTTCTCGATAGTTCATATGAGGCAATTATCTCTGGTGTTCGTAAGGGTGGCGAGCGCACTGAGATTAGCCGTGCGTTTAAAGGGCCAGGCAATCTTGCAAAGAAGGAAAGTGCCTCTGGTGTATTTACCTTTAAGAAGCCTAATGATTGGTATGATTACGATCAGCAGTTTGGCAAGGCATCTTTGCGTGAGGCATTCATGCAGGACATTCAATCTTCTGCTAGAGCCACTGCGCTTATGGAAGTTCTCGGCACTAACCCTGAAGCAATGGTTGCGCGTGTTCAAAAGCGTTTGGAAACAACCTATCGTGGCGATGCAAAGAAACTGAAAAGAATTAAGCGTGAATCTGCTGCGGTTACTTTTGATGCTGCATTGGCTGAGGTTACTGGTGATGTGAACATCGGATCTCATACGCCTCTTGCTCGATACATGCACTTCTATCGCTCAATTCAAACAATGGCAAAGCTGGGTGGCGCTTGGGTTTCTGCATTGTCTGATGTGGCATTCATTGCCTCTAATAGAATTTACCAAGGGCAGTCATTGTTGGGCGCTTGGGGCGGTGGCTTTAGTGCTGTGTTTAAGGGCATGAATAAAGGTGAGATGCGAGACTTTGCTGATAGGCTTGGTGTAGGTATTGAGGGCCAGCTTGGTGATTTCATGAGCCGGTTTAATGCGGCTGATGATGTTGCCGGTCAGACTTCTAAAATGATGGCAACATTCTTTAAGCTCAATCTTTTGCAGCCTTGGACCGAAAGCAATAAGCGCGGCGTAACGCTAATGATTGCTAATGATCTTGGCCGTGAAGCGGTTAATGGCTTTAGTAAGTTGCCTAATGATCTCAAGCGTATTCTTAGCATATATGGCATAGATCAAAAGGGCTGGGATCTTGCTCGTAAGGGCGCGAAGAAAGGTCCAGACGGGCGTATGTATCTTGTGCCTGGTGAGATTCCAGATTTAAAAACGCGTGAGAATATGTTTGCGTTGATGGTTTCTGAGGCTGATAACTCTGTGCCTTCGCCTGGCGCTAGAGAACGTGCAATCATTCGTCGGGGATATAGACCAGGTACGTTTGCTGGTGAAGGTATCCGGTTCTTAACGCAGTTTAAATCATTCGGCGTTACAGCTCTCACCAAAAACGTTGGTCGGCATATGTACGGCTATGGTGCCAAGTCTATGCGTGAGCAATTACAGCGTGGCGTTGGTGCCAATATGGGCATTATCAATAGCATCGTTGGCACGACTCTGCTGGGCTATTATGTTATGCAGCTCAAAGAAGTGGCGAAGGGTCGCGATATGCGTCCAGCCTCGAAAGAAACTTTACTTGCTGCAATGCTTCAAGGTGGTGGGCTAGGTATCTATGGTGACTTCTTGTTTGGTGAGGCCAATAGATTTGGTGGTGGTACGTTAGAAACCATTGCTGGTCCTGGTATTGGCACTGCTGCTGAGGTTGTTGATCTGCTGCAAAGAACCAGAGGTGTTGTTACTGGAGGTGAGGAGGATTTACGAGGCGATACTTTAAGATTGCTAAAAGGTAATATTCCATTTGCTAATTTGTTCTATACGAAAGAGGCAATGAATTATCTTATTTGGTATCAGTTACAAGAAACGATCAATCCTGGCTATCTGCGAAGAATGGAACGTCGAGCTAAGAAAGAAAACAATCAGACATATTGGTTGCCACCTACCAGTATTATTCAAACAGGCGGTGGCTTTCGATAAGGAATTATTGGATCATCTATCAAAGTCTGCTATAGAGTAGGCAAAGAAACGGGAAAACAACATGGCCGATATCGCAATCAACCCTGTGACACGCAGAGTTCAGTTTACAGGCAATACTGGAACTGGCCCGTATGCTTTTACATTCAACATTTTGCAAGCAAGCGATATCGTTGTCTATAAGAATAACGTGCTACTGACATTAACGACTGACTATACGGTATCGATTGCAGTAAACGGCACTGGCACAATCACGATGGTTGTTGCTTTGGTAACAACAGATGTTCTCACAATCATTGGTGGCCGTGAGTTATCCCGCACAACTGACTTTGTTACTGCCGGTGACTTGCTGGCTTCGTCGCTGAATGAGCAGCTTGATAGTAATGTCATTATGTCTCAGCAACTTGATGAGCGGTTTGGTCGTACAATCAAGGCACAGCCTGGTGATGAGGATGCAACGCTAGATCTGCCCCTTGTCGCGGATCGTGCCAATACATTTTTAGCGTTTGACGGCACTGGCAATGCAATAACATCGAATACAACCGAGTTTCTTCCAACAGCTATATTTTCTTCTACAGCAATCGGTGATGGGTCAAAAACTGTATTTGCCTTGGTTGTAAATGTTTCTTCAAACCCTTCTAGCGTACAAATTTATATTGACGGTGTGCATCAAGAAACCAATGCATACTCAACAAGTGGAAGTAATGTTACTTTTACAGAAGCGCCACCAGTAAATTCGTCCATTGAATTTACAGTCTTTAGCGTTAGTGATTTAGGATCAACTGCCGCAGCACAAGTTTCAATTGCTGACGCAGGTGGATACTATTCATCAACCGCTGTTGAGGGCGCATTGCAAGAAATTGGTGCAAAAGGAATTATTACAGGAATACCAATTTCAAGTGGCGTATCTGGTCTTGGGGCTGGTGTTGCTGCTGATCTTGCAGTTAATCGAATAGTAACGCAGGGAACCGGAATTACCGGAACGGGCACAATCTATAAATCGTCAGCTATGCATCAAGGTGATTTAATTGTTACGCGCATTTTTATTGACTTAACTGGATTAAACTGTGGTGGCACAGCGGGTGATATTATTGGAAGTAATGGCACATCTAATCCGTGTCACATTGGACAAATTATTGCAGCGCAAAATGGTACAATTTTCTTTGGGCAAATGCGTTGCGTTGAAACCCCTGCTGGGGGTGATACGGATATTGATTTGTATGTTGCTACTGAAGGTACTGGTGTAGAGGACCAGGCTATTACAGCGCTGACTGAGACGCAGATCATCAATGGCGGCACACAATCAGCAGGGGATGTGGATTTAATTGCGGCTATTCCAGCAGCAAATAAATATTTCTACTTAGTCGGCCAGGGTGGTGGTAATGCCACTTACACCGCCGGTCAATTTTTAATAGAACTGCATGGATATGCGTGAGGTAAGATATGACTATTAAACAACAAGGCGGCATCTTTGGTCGCAACCCAACTTTTAATAATGTGGCCGTTGATGGCACATTGACAGTCGATGCGATTGTGGAAAAGACTGCTGCTGCTGGCATTTCATTAGATGGCGTTACGCTTAAGGATGGCAATGTCGTTCTAGATAGTGGAAAAGGCATTGATTTTTACAATCACGGCACTGGCACAAATATTACTAGCAACCTGCTAAATGACTACGAAATTGGAACATGGACACCGTCTATTTCTGCTGGAGCAATCTCAGGAACAAGTAATGCTTATTCCGGCTCTTACACTAAAGTTGGCAATCAAGTTACAATAACATTTAAAGCAGTAAACACTGCTGGCGATATTCACATATCTTCATACGCAGTCATATCTGGCCTTCCGTTTGCTGCATCATCTAATTTTGGCGGCACTTCTACTGTAACATCTGAAGATATTGAAGTGTTGGCTCGTCAGGGATTTGCTTCTATTGGCAATGGATCATCAAGCTTGGGATTGAGTGCGGCTGGCTCGGCGTCTGGAACTGTTAAACTTATAGTAAGCTTAACTTATCTAACTTAAGGAAAAACAATGACGTTAACTAAAGCGCACAAGAGAATGATTGCTGATGCGTCTACAAATGTTAAAGACTTTGGCGCAACAGGTGATGGATCAACTAACGACACAGTGGCGATTCAAGCGGCTATTGATTCTTTAACATCTGGCGGAGTTGTTTATTTTCCACCAGGAACGTACCGCATTGCTCGAACTGCGGGTGTGGATGACCGGTGGGGTCTAAAGGTTATCACCAGCAATATTACTTTGCGTGGTGATCATGCAATACTTCGCAGGTTTGATACTGATATTAGCACTTATGCTTTGTCATATCCTATTGTTTTTATTGGAACGCCTGATAGCAATTCGGCTGCTGTAACTCAAAATATTAGCATATCAGGTTTAGAGTTTGTGGGGGAAAACACTCGACATGCATTAAATGGTTCTGCACCGATGGATTATCGTTGTGCAATTATGCTTAAGAACACAAAGAAAACATTAATAGAAAATTGTGAATTTAACATAATTGATAGTTCAGCAATTTATTATCAATCACCAGCATCTTATAACTATGTAAATGATCTTTATATTAATACAACAAAGAGCTATCAGTCTCGTGTTATTGCCTGTTCTTTTTATGCTAATAGTCACACAACTGCTGGGCGTGGTTTAATTCATGCTATCGACCCTAGTGGGGTAGATCATTGTTCGATAGATAATTGTTATTCAGAGTGGTGTGATAACTTTGTATCCGGATCTGGCACTTATGATGACATAGATGACGTAGAGACTGACACTTTTACACCATCGGGAAGTGGTTGGTCTTTGGGGGCAGTAAAGAGATGTGGCCGTGGCTGGGATGTATCCAATAATACCATTATCAATTCCTCTGAGCATTGTGTGTATATTGAGGCCATGGATGTTAATGTTGTTAATAATAATATTAGAGCAGAAAACACCACTTATTGTGTAGGCGATATTAAAAATAGATCGAGAAATGTTTCTATTACTGGCAACACAATTCATGCTGGTGGAACTTGCATTTCGATTTCTTCTCCTTCATATCAAGTGTCCGTTTCTGGCAATACGCTTTACATGCAGAGCACGACTGCTGAGGGCGGAGCTATTAATGTACAATCTTCAGGTTTAAAAGCGTACATTGATGCTCGCAGTGCATTTCTTACAAGCTATGAACCACAAGATAATATTAGCATTACTGGTAATTCAATTTACATGGCAGAAACTAATGTGACGGGTGTTCGTCATGTGGGCATTCGTTTGTATGCTGATAATTTGACCAGTTCTTTTCCAGAGGGTGAATTGCGGAATGTCAATATTACTGGGAACTCTATAGAGAATCATCGCATTGGTATTTATACTATTGGCACTGGTTTAAAAAATGTTTTGATCGAAGGTAATTCGTTTAATGCAAAGACATTTGCATCTAGTGGCTTCTCAGCCTCAACAACTTTAAATACTTACTGTGCTTTAATGACTAACAGATCATCTTCTGACGTAAACATTCAAGTTCGTTTTACAAACAACACTGTAAATGGATCAACGTATTTGTTTGCAACTAATGATTCTGGTGGTTCAAGTGTTCATTTGCCTTTTCAACTTGCCGCAAATCATTTGCAATATATTAAGAATTTTAAGACATCTGATATGAGGGTTCCAGCTCAATATAATATGTTCCAAAATAATACTGGTTTTAGTTTTTTAGATAGAAGCGGTTGGGTTAGTGGTTATTCTTTAAATAATAGTTTAGGGTCAGGAACATCTAACTCAGAAAGAAAATACAACCTTTTTTACAATGGATCGAATATTATCTTTTACACAGATGATAGTGGAACAAGTATTACTTTATAATGCGCTTCGTGCGTGGACAGTCCAGCCATAGGAGATAAAAATGGCCCTAACTAAAACAATTCTTAACGATAAGATCGAGGTTATTAATCTAGCGGCAGGGTATCCCATGGTTCAGGTTCGTGCCGCAACAGTCATTAAAGAAGATGGCGCGGAAATATCTCGCTCGTTTCATCGCCACGTTTTAATGCCAAACGCTGATTTAAGCGCCTCTGACGCAGACGTTGCAGCGGTTGCTGGCCTTGTGTTCACAGACGCAGCACAGGCAGCGTATGCCGCGCATGTGGCCTCTCAGGAGTAACCAATGGACAAGCGCACAGTATCATCCGCGCATTTACGCATAGATGGATTGGAAAAGGATGTGATAGCACTTCAAACAGAGGTTCGGATCCAGTTTAAAGAGGTGTTTAATCGTATCAAGCGCATTGAGGCTATCTTACTTTCGGCTTCTGGCGCTACAATCTTAATGTTGATTGCGATCCTAACTAAAATGGGATGATCGGAGTGGGCTGTGATCGATCCAGTGAGCGCCTTTGCTTTAGCTAGCACGGCCTATTCCAGTTTTCGCAAAATTATCGGACACGCCAAGGATTTAGAGGGCGTTTCTAAGCAGCTTGGGTCGTGGTATTCTGCCTGTGCCGACATCAACCGCGCAGAGGCCCAAAGAAAAGCGCCAACTTTCTTGGAACGTGCCACACATGGGCAATCTATAGAGGAAGAAGCCCTTCAGATACTCATCCATAAGAAGACTCTGAAAGAGAAAGAAGTCGAAATTAAGAATTTACTTGACCTCAGATTTGGATTTGGAACTTACGACGAGATGCTGGGGATGCGCCGTGAAATCAGGAAAGAGCGCGAGCAACAGATCCATGCACAGGACGAGGCCAAGCGTCAGATACAAAACAACTTAGCTATCCTGGTGTTGAGCAGTCTTATCCTCGGTGTCTTGGGATCTGGTATCTATCTTATTGCGGTGGTGATATGAATATTTCAATTCCCTTAATTCTCGCGGGTTCGTTAATGAATCCAGAATATATTACTTGTCACCTATGGAAATATGTAAAGAATGAAAACGAATTGGTGTGTTTATACTCAGGAAAAAACGGCACTCTCGGTTATCATTATCCAACTTTCAGTTTTCGCGAGTGTCCGAAACAGTTTGAATGCCTTTATCAACCAAACTCTAAGCGGAAAGTAAGCATCAAGGACATCTTGAAAGGATTGTCTGATGGATTTTAAAACTAGGAGGTTTTAATATGACTGTGACCATGGAAAAAATACTACACTTTAAAATATTACCGCGCTTAATGATGCTCGTTATGACGGTCATGTATATTCGTTGTTTAGAATGGGCGCTTAGTTTGCCAGATATTTCAACTCAACAGGCTTCGTTAATTTCTGTGGTCACTGGGGCCATGACAGGGGCGTTCGCCGTATGGTTGGGGCATGAGAAATGATAGGTCAAATATTCGGAAGCTTAGTTGGATTGGCTACCAGTGTAATCGATGGCAAGACTCAACTCAAACTAACTGAAGCTGAGATTAAAAAGAAGCAGCTTACCGGAGAGTTAGACTGGGACATAGAGGCTATGAGAGCCACAGAGAATAGCTGGAAGGATGAGTGGATTACTTTGCTCTTTAGCATTCCTCTTATCTTGGCGTTCTGTGGTGATTGGGGCAATGACATTGTAGCTCGTGGCTTTGAATCATTGGAGGTTATGCCTCAGTGGTATCAGATTGCGTTAGGTGGGATTGTATCTGCAAGCATAGGTATGAGATCCGTAAGTAAGTTCTTTGGGAAAAAGTAAGGAAACTTTATATGGAATATAGACTAGGCAAGCGAAGCATTCAGAAGCTTAAGACCGTAGACCCCCGCCTTCAACGTGTTGTTCGTGGCGCTATAGCTGTTACTGACCAGGACTTTTCTGTGATCTGTGGTATTCGCACTGAGGCAGAGCAGCGAAAGCTCGTTGCGTCTGGTGCTTCACAAACTATGAAGAGTAAACACCTGGATGGATTGGCTGTGGATCTCATGGCTTATAGTGGCGGCGCTCGCTGGGAGCTGAATTTGTATGATGAGATTGCAGATGCAATGAAGGCCAGTGCTAAGGCTGAAGGCGTTCAGCTCAGGTGGGGTGCAGCCTGGACAATTAAAGACTTCGCTGCATGGTCTGGCGCAACGTTAACGTTTAAAAACAATTGGACAGTAGAATATGCTGCAAGCGCAGAAGATGCGATGAATAGTTACGTTGATACGCGTAGAGATCAGGGACGTAGACCATTCATCGATGCTCCTCATTTTGAATTAATTGTATAAATA